CAATCAGCATTGCGGCGCTGTATTGAAAAATTTAGCCATACCACACGTTTTTTTATTGTTGTAGAAAATAAAAATAAATTATTGAAACCTATTCTGTCGCGGTTTTGTGATATTTATATACCATTGCCAACTATCAATGACTGTCGACAAAGTTTACATTTATATAATTTAGAGAACTTTAAAGGAAATGATCTAGACAAAAAGAGAGAAAAGTGGTTGATACAAAAAATAACAAATAAGAAGAATTATTCTACATTAAAATCGTGTATTACATTTGTTATAAAATTATATGAAAAGGGTTATCATGCTTTAAATTTACTTAATTTCATTAAAAATAATAATATAATGTCTGAACCAAAAAAGTCGTATTATTTGTTACATTTTGACGAAATACGCAAAGAGTTTAGAAGTGATAAATTATTAATGTTTAATATTTTATATTTTGTTTTTATGCGTCCCGATTTCAATTTAGAAAATATACAAATTATGTAAAATGGATGATTATAATATTTCTATGTTATCTGAGGCCAAAAACGAATATAGTATTCGTTTGTTAAATATTTTAGCGCCATTAACGATTGAAGGAATTAAATCTATTTTAAAGGAGGCTTGGGATTTATGTGTAGCAAATGATGAAGAAAAAAAATATTTAATGACATTTCAGAATTTTCTCTCTAGAGTGCCGAAATGGAATCAAACAATTATAGACGAAGAAACAAAACGTATTATAGAACAAAGCGGTTGCAATTATCTAGAAGATTTAATTACATGTGTTCATATAACACAACTTAAAGTTCTTACCAGTATTCGTGTGGGAACGAAACAGAAAAAAATAGATTTAGATATACCTAAGCTTCCTGATTTTATTCACAAAGTATATATCTTGTTTGCACGAAAAATTTATAGCAATGTTTATTTGTTTGATAAAAATTTGAGCCCAATACAATACCAAAAATCAATGAGAGAATGCGATAAAATTTGTAGAGATTGTATTTTGGATGCTATTCGCATGAGTATGCCAGTTGAAAATATTCTTCGCTCATATATTGATAATACTGTTGAAGAAGAGATTATTGAAGAAGTTGTGACAGATGCCTCTGCAACTATTGTTGAAGAAGCAAAGAAAGAGGAAAACAAAGATAAAAATACAAAAGATATTACTGTGAAAAAAAATGATGAAACTGTTAAAGTTGATACTAAAGCGGAAAGCAATGAAAAACAAGAAGAAAAAAAGGTAGAACTAAAGGTAGAAGAAAAAATAGAAGAAAAAATAGAAGAAAAAGAAATGGCTGGTGAAACAATTAATATTGAGACTGCAAAGGCGAAAGATACAAAATTAGTTGATAAAGTAACACCAGAAATAACTGAACCAAAAAAAAAATCGTTGTCACCAAAAACCAAAGGATTAAGTTTTAGCGATACAGATATAGAATATAATGCTGAAACAAAAGAGAAAACAAATATTTCAGCACCCAAAACAATTGAACGATTGGAAAAAATTGCAACTAAACGTAACAATGAAAGAAAAGCTGAAGAACAAGATGATGGCGATGATGATAAATTAACAATCTTTAGGGACCAACCAGATATTAAGTTGGGCGATTTAGATATACAAGTATTAGATAATACAAAGGTATTAAAAAAGAATCCAATTTTGACAGATGTTGAAATACTCGCTTAATGCGGTAAATTAGTAATTTAATTTTTTTAAAATATAGTAATGACGCATTCACCTTTTTTGCTAGCTTCTGCTGTTGCAATTATTTATGTTCTATTTCGTTTTATAGAAATGCGATATGTTATGAAAGAAAACAAACCATTAAAAATATTATTTCGTGATACCTTATTAGTTTATATAAGCGCTCTCATTGGCAATTTCGTTTTAAATCAAATAGTACCATTACAAAATATAATGAGCGGTGATCCAAAGGTTTTTACAAATGACCCAGATTTTTAACTTTTTATAAACAAACATTTATAAAAAATTACATTGAATCAAATAGCATATCAAGATTGATAAATCGTTTTTTTTTTCCTATTTCTTTTCTAGTTACCTGATATTCGCGAAAAAGTTCTTTGTCTACTTGTTTTTGAGGTATACAACGATGAACCTTTCTTGATATCATTTTATATAGCTTAAAATCCGGATATCTCTCATCGCCATTCTTTTTATATAATATATTTAGCCCATTATCATCCGTACACCACTCAATAATAAGTTTTCCAATTGGATGCTTGACTTTATTTTTCATCTCAAAAATAGGAACAAAATGATCAAATAAAGAACATGCTAGACGACATAAATCAAAACTAAAATTCTGTTCTATTCGTGGTTTTTTTTTATTCAAATACGGTTCTATATTATATTGTGTTGCTGCATCACCTTTTGGATGAAAACTATCGCTGCAAACAATTTTATTTTTATACCAATAAATAGCTCTTCCAAAATCAATTATTTTGAAAATTTTACCGAATGTAGGAACCTTATAGTATTTTTTTTTATAATAATAATTAATAAATTGCTTATCTGTTTTTTGAAACATAATATTATTTGTATGGAGATCATTATGTGTAAATTTAAATAATTCTTGATATGTGATTAAAGTCATTATAATTTGAAATATAAAGGATTTCCACTCTGGAATAGTGATTTGTTTATTGCTTGTTAATAAAGAATCAAATGTATTATCTAATGATTCCAAACAAATTATATTAACAGGGAAATCATTTATTACAATATTCATTTCTTCCCCCATATCAGCATTTGTTGAATAAGAATCGCCCGAATCAGAACAAGAATCGCCTGAATCAGAACAAGAATCGCCTGAATCAGAGTCGTCAACCGAAGACAAATCTGTCACCGAAGAGCGAGATGAACATGTTGAAGATGAATGTGATGATTTTGATAATTTTGATAATTTTGTCAATGTATTACTTGAACAGTCATATGTAAAAATCAATTTCTTATTTTGTGATAAATCAACTGTATTGTCTTCATTAAAAAAAACCTTATCAAATAATGACTGATTGAAGGTTGAAACTGATGATTGCTGAACACATTCTCCTAATTTTAAAGGCGGTCTCTCTCTTCGTGATTCGTCATGAAGAAATAAATCTTCATCTAATCCGTTTAAATTAAATAATGACCCCGTATTTGCATGGAAAAATTTTGATTCACTCAGATAATCTAAATCATCAAATACATTATACTTAAATTTTTTTTTAACACCGATAAAAGAACCGAAAAAATCTAATCCATGACAAAAACGGTTTGTATGTAATAATTGACTCGTTAAATAAGAAAAAAAACCATCTACATAAGCTGAATTATTATTATCTATTATTTTCTTGTGACAATCATTATTTGATAATTTGGGCAAATTTAACAACTTATCTGTTACAGTGTATTTACCAACCATATATCTCACAGGGTCCAATAACGGAGAAAATTTAAAAAAACACATTTTTTTCTGATTATTTAATGGACTTACTAACTTACAATAATATTTATTATCAGTTTTTTTTTCTATTACACTGTGAATTGAATATTTCTGATTCAAATTAATATTATTAAAATTTGTTGGATTTAGTGAAAACCATTTTTCATAAATTGGAATATAATTTTGAAGTTTAGTCATTTCGTTTTTTTCTAAAGTTTCAAATAATAAATTATTTTTATGTTTTGTGTAGTTTAATTCAAACATTTATAATAATTGAAAAAAATATTAATGTAAAATAAACTAATTGCGTTTTGTAATATCTTTTATGATATAAAGATATAGTATGAACTTGGAACTCAAGAAATTTGATATGAAAGGAGTTAAATTTAATCCAAATGGTAATGACGGACCAGTTGTTGTCTTTATTGGTAGACGTGATACTGGTAAAAGTTATCTTGTTCGTGATCTATTATATTATCACCAAGATATTCCGATTGGAACAGTAATAGCTGGAACAGAATCTGGCAATGGTTTTTATGGTAAACATGTTCCCAAATTATTTATTCATGATGAATATAATACCGCCATTATAGAAAATGTTCTAAAACGTCAAAAAATTGTAATGAAACAAATTAAAAAGGAAAATGAAGCATATGGTAGAAGTAATATTGATGGTCGTGCGTTTGTTATTCTTGATGATTGTCTTTGGGATAACACTTGGTCTAAAGACAAAATGATGCGATTACTATTTATGAATGGACGACACTGGAAAATTATGACTGTTATTACAATGCAATATCCTTTGGGTGTGCCGCCAAATCTTAGAACAAATATTGATTATACATTTATACTTCGTGAACCTTATATCAATAACAGAAAACGTATTTACGAAAATTATGCTGGTATGTTTCCCACTTTTGAATCGTTTTGTCAGGTTATGGATCAATGTACTGAAAATTACGAATGCTTAGTTATCGCAAATAATGCCCGTTCTAATAAATTGGAAGATCAGATATTTTGGTATAAGGCAGACGTACATAGTGATTTTAAACTTGGGGCGAAAGAATTTTGGGATATTTCAGACGAAATGGGCTCAGATGACGACGATGCTGATACATATGATCCTTCACAAATGAATAAAAAAGGTCCGCGTATTAATGTAAAAAAAAGTAGATGGTAATAGTGCCTTTTTTTCAGTCAGTTCTCATATTTTCTGCTTCACCATCTAACATGGTTTGAACGCGTTGTTTAAAGCTATTAATGTCATTCCATTTCCAATCCACGTTTTCTAACATAATAGTGCTATTTGAAATAATATAAGATATCAATTTATCCATTTTTGCTTTTATACTTTTAATAGTATTGTTTACTGTGGTCCCATATACAAATTCACCAAGAGCTTTGGGGACATTTTTTAAAATATCTTGTAGTTGTTTCCGGGTTAAATTTTCTAATCCGTTTACCCAACAACATCTCATATACCATGTTCCATCCTCACCAACCTTTTTCCATCCGGGTGCAAATTCATTGCTAAAACAGATTTGATGGCTTACTGGTGCCATTTCTACGATTTTAGTATCATCATTGTCATCAGATATAACGCAGTAAGATTTTACAGTTTCTCCATAGAGTACAGTTAGTTTCATTATTGTTAT